ATGATATGGAAAGTGTTGATCTTGGGATTTTTGTAACCCAGATTAATACAGAGAAGACAGCATAGATGAAGGAGGTGCGAAATTGCTTACAACAGAAGATATGAAGAAATATCATACAACAGCTGAGAGAATTTTAAATGCGCTGGATAACAGCCCGGTACCGATCAGCTGGCATGAAATGGACAGATGCGCATTACAGAGCGTTATCGCCAAAGAATTGATCTTAATTGATAAGGAGGCAAGATAATGGATGTACGCAAAGTGCAAGATATGCGAAAGAATGTGGAACATCAGTACATTACAGAAGATTCCAAAACACGGATATATCTGTCCGTGGTGCGAGAATTTAATGAGAAGGAGTATGAGGAATATTCCAAAAAAAAGAAAAGAGCGAAAATAAAAAAGAGAATTCGCTTCTTGAAAAGGTCGATGGTTTACATCGTTCCTACAGCAGTCAGCCTTATCTTCTTCGGATATCTGAGCGATATGCTTTGCGCAATAAGGGGAAGCGCAGAACTCGGATCCGAATGGATAGCAATCCCGCTCATGTGGGTGTGGGTATACGCATTGACCAGATTCGCTGTAGGAGATGCATATTAAAAGCCCCAGATGCTTAAAGGAGATATGAAGTGTAGACGGCACTCATAAATCCGCATCCGAGGCTTTTGGGTCAGAACTTTAAAAAACAGGTTGGGCCTCATTTTTTAAAGAACACCGCTATTTTATCACAAATTTAGGAGGTAATCAAGTAGATGAAAGAGGTTTTAGGAAGTTTGCCGGAAGTTATTACGGCATACAAAAATTATAATCTGCTAGTTCCGACAGCAACGGACGTGCAGCTTAATCCATTCTACAAATTCCATGTAGAAGAGGTTCCTGTCGATCTGGGCGAGAACAGCGGAGACATTTTCAAGGTTGGTTCAGTTAAGACAGGTAAGCAGGATGAGAGAGGAAAAGACATCTGGGAAGATGTGTTTTCTTTATCTAAGCCTTTGTTCAACAAAATGGCTATGGCAGCCGGTATCCAGTTCAATCCAAAGGAAACATATGGTGAGCGTATCGACCGGGTTACGTATCGAGCACAGGCTCAGGGAGCTATGCGCAAGGCTGACGGAACAGCCAGAACAGAAACTGACCAGAAGGTGATCTGTCTGGAAGATGAAGAAGAGAAGTATCGCATTGAGTTTGCGGACAAAGCTACAAAAGGCATTACTGATGAAAAACAGGCACAGGCAGCAGCGGAAATCTTTTCTGGACAATGGGTGGAATCCAAAAATAAATGGGGAAAGAAATGCCAGGCTTTTGTGATTGCGAAAGAAGACAGGGATAGATACATTGATCGCTCCGTCATGGTAAACATGGCACTGCTGAAAAAGACCTGGGCTGAAAAGGCTATGACCGGCGCGAAGCTTCGTGTAATAAGAGCTCTGCTTGGTGTAAAAGGTACATACACAAAGGCGGAACTGCAGAAGAATTTCGCAATTCCAACAGTAATTTTTTCACCGGATTTCTCGGATCCACAGGTCAGACAGGCAATGCTGACGCAGGGTATGAACTCTGTGAACAATATGTTTGGTGCACCACAGATAGCAGTTAAGAACGTGGATTTCGAATCTGAAAGCACAGTATTTACTCAGGACGATTTGGATAATCCGGCATATGCTTCGGATACAGAAAGCGAAGATGATTATCCACCAATGCAGGAGCCGGATATTGCTCCCGAACCGGAGCCAGAACCAGAGCAGGATAGATCGGCAGATTTCCAGTGTTCCAGATGCGGTGAGATCATAAATGAAAGGGTTTATGAATACTCAATCAATAAATTCGGAGAGCCACTTTGCATTAAATGTCAGAGAGGAGGCGGACGCAGATGAAAATATTACATACAGCTGATTGGCATATTGGCCAGTTCAAAGGTCCTGTGGTGGACGGAGTAAATCTCCGTT